AGGTAATTCAACATTACCATTGAAATAAATACCTCCTGTGTTCATGTTGAAATATACGTTTACACTCTTATATCCTCCAGCAGTTGGATTAGGTTGTTTAACTGAAATTTCTAAAGCCATATTATTGTGCCTCCTCATGTTCTTCTACTTTAGTTTCTTTTAATGCTTTAAGCTCTTTCTCTTTAGCTTCTAATTCTTTAGTTAGTTCATTGTAAGCAACTTTATAATGTGCTAATTGCATAGTTTTTTCGCTTAATTCCTGTGCGATTAAATCAATTGCTTGTAATTTGTTATCCATTTATTATTTCCTCCAGTTTTTGTTTTAATTTATTATTTTCTTCTGACAATTCCTGTACTGCCTTAATAAGATAAGGTATTGTATCGTAGTAACTAATTCTTAAATAATCGTTATACGATTGCTTAGAATCCATATCCTTAACAACAAGGCTTTTTTCTATAGATTGAACCTGTTGAGCTATTGCTCCGATTTTTTCGAATTTCCCGTCTTTCTTCCAACTAAACTCAACCATTTCAATTTTATTAAGTAAATCTACTGCCTTAACTTTAGTTGGTTTAATGTTAGTTTTAAATCTTTTATCCGATACTGAACTTTTAACCCTGTTGATTTGTGACCACCAAATAACAGAAGTATTACTACTCCCTGCACCTTGTCCATATATATCTTGGTCATGAGTATAAATATGTCTACCATGAACATCTAACCCTCGATTAAATACAGCGGTTGCATTACTAACCATGTTGCCATTACCATTTACATACCATGCATTCGGACCAGCTTTATACCAATTGTTCCCCCATGCTGCCCAAATTTGAGCACCGCGTGTTCCAATGTTGTGACCTGGGTTTAAGCCACAGTTGAAGTTGTTTGAACCAGTAAGCCAAAAGTCTCCAGGTTCGTTAGGGTTCTTACCAATTCTGAATCCTCCAATATCTCCTGTATATGCTGAAAGCCAGTCAGTATCTAGTTGAGTAGACTTAATTTTAACCGTTTGTAAAGATTTGATGAATGCATCTTGTGCCCAAAGCTTATTAATGAAAGCTTTGTGAGCCACAAACTCATCAATCATTGCATCATCTACAAGTAAATGACCAATTTTTACTGCCTTAGCAGCAATTATTTCTGAAGTTATACTACCTGCTTTATGGTGTCCTGTTTCAAGCGTATTAGTTTTAACGTGTCGACCCTCGATTGAACCATCAACTATTAGTTCTGCACTTTTCTTTTTAAACACGTTAATTTTTTTTAAATTATAAGTTGTAAAATCATTCCATGCTTCTTGGTTAATCATGATTTCTATAAAACTTATATCTTTATATTCATTAGGAATTTTTACTGTAGCTGTACAATTTCTCACACCGTATCCACTTGCTGGATATAATACACTACTAAACCAATTATGTGTGTTATTTTTATATGCAACGTGAACCATAGCTTTTAAATCTTTATAAGTGCTTGATGAAAGCAATACTTGTTCAGCTTCTACTGAAAAATAATATTCATCACCTGCATTATTATTTTCTGAAATTCTATTCAAAACTAAATCACGTGTTTTAAAAGTTATATCGCCTCTAAGTTCAATTTTTGTTAAATTCTCATTAGTTGGTGTGATTACTAATCTATCAGTTATCGCTTTAATACTATCAGGACTTACTGACAACATACTAGCAAGGTTTCTACCGTTAAATACTTTGTTTGAGCCAAAGTTTATTGAGTCTGCTGTAATTTGTAGTTGTGAGTGTCTTACAGTATCATTTAATGTGCTAGTTATTGTATTTAAAGTTCCTGTAGTAGTTTGTTTCCAAGTGTTTAACTCATTGACATTTTGGTCTACATCTTCGGGAGCTGGTGTCCAGTCTGTAGCTATATTCCCTTTTTCTAGTTTGATATTATCAATGTAAAAATTGATAAGTTGATTATTTTGAGTGTGTATCATCAACCTGCATTTGTTCATATCAGCATTAACTGTGAACGTTTTTGTAATTCGTTTATACTTTCTAACTTCAAAATTTTGAGTTGCTAAGTCTAGTTGTTGCCATTCTTGGTTAACTACATTATCATCAACAACATAATGTAAACCTATAAATAAAATAGCATTATTATTCAGTGCATCCTTTCCTAAATCCATACTTAAGGTTAATTTCTCACCTTGTTTTGCTGTTAAACTAAACAGAGTCCCTAATCCTTTGTAATCTCCGTTAGGTGTACCCCAAATATGCAACCCTCTACCGAAGTTTTGGATAGCGTGTCCTTTTTGCCAATTTAAACCACTATTATTTAATCTAGCCATTTCCCAGCCTTCTAAATCTTTAGCAAAGTTTGAGTTAGGTACATAGTTTCTTCCTCCTACACTAGTTGGAATACTATTTCTAACATTACTAATCTCACGACTAAAGCTATTAGCTGTTTCTTGTACTTTATTTTCAACCACAGAAGTTGTTGCATAACCTTTCTCATTAACCCAACTTTCAATGCTACGTCTTGCAGCAGTCAATTGATTAGCTGTGTTATTTTGTGCCCAAATTTGCAAGTTAGCTGTTCTTGCTCCGTCTTGATTTTTGTAGGTCTCTAACGCTGATAGTTGGTTAGTAATTTCTCTAGCACTCTCTGTGAATTTGCTACTAAATTCTGTGTTTTTAATAAAAGCATTATTATCCTCTGGGGCTGGTGTCCAATCAGTAGCAATATTACCTTTTTCAAGTTTAGGTAAACGGATATATATTTTATCTCCAGGTGAACAAGTTCCTATCATCTTATAAAACCCAAAATTGTAGCGTTGATTGTATCGATTTGTAAATGTATGAGATATTCGTTGCCATTCAGTAGTAATATCAACTCTACCTTTAAAACCGTTAGTTTGTTGTCCTACAAGGTCAAAAGAAATATTTTTACTCGCTTTTACATCGATAGACCATGTTAATACTTCATTTTGAAAGTTATCTTTCAAGAATGGCATAAGTTGCATCCGAATACCATCACTTTCAGTAGCTCTAACTTTAGTAAAAACTAATGTTCCGTTTTCAACTGTTTTTTCCCAATTTTTCCCTTCTCCATCTATGTTAATTAATTTATCGCTGTCAGTGATATAGTTTCTTCCACCAATATTTGTTGGAATACTATCCCTTACATTTCTTATGATTTCAGTTCTTTCCTGACTTAATTGACTAGCTGTATCACGTTGAACCCATTGTTTCAAGTTTTCAGTTCTACTTTCATCTTGATTTTTGTATTCTTCTAAAGAACTAATCTTGCTTGTTAGTCCATCTACACCTTTAGTAAATTCAACTTTAACTGCATTTAAACTATCTTCATTTTTCTTTTTAACGTCAGTAAATTCTCTTGTTATGCTATTTTCCAGTTCTGTAACCTTGCTAGTAGCACCGTTAACCAGTCCTCTAAGTTCTACTACTGTTTCATTGTTTGAAATATCTTGAATGTTGCTAACTCTTTCAGATAAGGCTTGAATTTGTTTAGTAGCTTCAACTCTATTTTTACTTATTTCTAAGTTTGTAGCTTGAAATTGCCTGTTGTAGTTTTCAACGGTTGTTGATACTTGGTTTCTAATAGGTGCTAGTTTTTTTTCTAGATCTTCATCTATTTTAGCTATTGTTACTTCACTTGATGCCTTAGCTTTTTCAAATCCATCTTCTATCTTTTTATTGATTTCATCTGTATTTTTCTTGAACAGCTTGTCATAATTTTCACTACGTTCTTTGACTTTTCGTTCTATATCCATAGTGATTATATCTGTATAAGCATTAGCTTTAGCTATAGCACCACTACTAGCACTTGATACTTCTGAACCTAATCTACCTTCTTTTTCACCTAGAATTAATTCTTTCCATTTTTTTAGCATTGGATCATAGTGAGTTTCAACTACTCTTATTCTTTCGTCTACACCATATTTTAAATATTTTAAAATTACAGTGTCCCCACGGTTGATATCTTCTGACAACTGTTCATAAGTTACCTTGATAGAGTTTTTCGGCTTGTCGATATTTTGCTTTGTGAAATATTCCATGGCCCACTCTTCTAATTCTTCAGCAGTTCTTAAATCATTGTTAGATACTGCTATTTCATTGATGAATGGATAATCATTAATCAACGGACTTTCTACAATTAGATTAATAGTAATTTCTTCATCTAATGCTTCTAGTTCTTCTTTTTGTTTTGCTTTTAATGATTCAATTTCAGCTTTCTTTCTATCAGCTATCGCTTGACTTTCAGCTTTTCTTTGTTGAGATTTTCTCTCTCTTGCCTGATATTTAGCATTTACTTCTGATTCAATTTGAGAATATGATTTAATTACTTTACCACTACGCTTTACTTTCTTGTTATTCTTAGCAAGTTCTTTAGCATATCTTTTAGCTATTTCATCTTTCATTTGTTGAGCTTTTTTAACAGCATTTCTACCTTGTGAGTATTCTTTTTGAGATTCCCTCAAGGCTTTTAATTGTTGTCTGTGCTGTTCTCGTAAGTCCTTTTTATCATACTTATCACCAACTTTAAAAGTTGAACTAGCATAAATTCTAGTAACAATTTCATCAGAATTACTAGTGTTAACAAATTCACTTATATTTTTAGCTGTGGTTAATACTTCTTCAGTATCTCTTCCTAAACGTTCTAACAAGCTAATTTGTTTATCATGCATATCAATATCTGCAGAGTAAGTATCAGCGATTCTACCTAGTAGTTCAAATGATGTTCTAAGTTTATTATCAGTATCATCATTATGTGATACAAATGAATTAATAGCATTTATATCTGAATAATAAGAGAAATCTTTTTCACTAGATAAAAAGTTAGAATACCATTCATCAAGTACTGACATACAGTTTACACGAAGTCTACCGAAGTTATTCACTAACCTTTTACTAAAATCATAGTTCTTTTGATAAGCTGTTACAGTAATACATTTATCATTTTCAGATATATCAATATCCTTAATTCTAAATAAGTTTGTTCTGTCATGCTCATCAGCTTTTACAATCATACCTTTTTCAATGAATGAATATAGATCATTGTCTACAGTTGGATATTTGAATGTTAATTTATACATTGTGTTCAACACCCAGTGAATGTCAGAATCATAAGCATTATTCAACACTATTCCGTTATAAGTAAAATCCGTTTCAAATTCATCATATAACCATAACATTAAACGAACGCCCCCCATCTACACTCTATTTCCAACCTAGTAATTCCATTACCTAGAACAATCCCACTCACTCCTGGTTTAATCTCAAAGAACGCTCCTAGCATTACACTATTTAATAGATTTCCGTTCTTATCGTATACATTTTGTTCACCTTGTTTGCATTCAATAACTAGCTTTTCAGATAGTTGTTTTAATCTAACTACTTGATTTCCTATAGTTAGTGTTGTGCCACTCGTTGAATTTCCATATAGAGTGATTTTAGGATACATTATCACATTGGTTTCATTGTTGATAACTCCGTTACTTGTGTATGTCTTAATATCAGAAGCAATGCTATATGAGAATGGATTACAAGTGAATACTACATCTATTTCATATTCATCTACTTCACCTAGTCTAGCTCTAACTGCAGATACAGTTAATACTTCATAATATCTGCCAGGATTATCAGAGGCTATTAATTTACCACTACCTTCTAACCACACTAATAATTCATTGATTTGGTTTAATTTTACATTGTGGATTAATAGCTTATATGATTTTTCTACAAGCTCATATGCTGTAGAAGTTCTTACAATTCCTCCTGACATATCATCAGATGTAAATATTTTGTCTTTTCTTTTCCCTTTATTGATTCCATCATTTTCCATTACAAAAATTTCAAAGGGAAAATCGGCGGTAGACTTCCCTTTGAAGATTAACTCATTATAATGTAACGACATTTCTACCACCTCCAAAACTCATATTTTTGTATTCTTTCATAGATCTCACTAGTTTTTGTTCAATCTCTTTTACTAATGTATCAATGTCTTCTTTGTTGTTTATATTATTACCTGTCACGTTGATGGTAATATTAACATTAGGATTATTAGCTCCATATTGTTCTGCTAATGTTCCACTTATTCCTTTAATTTTCTCTCTAGTTGATAATGGTGTAATGTTTACACCACTTCTTGTTACTTGGAATAATTCTGGGCCAGCTTCTCCTACAATACCTGTATATTTCGGTGGTAAGTTTTGAGTTGTACTAATGTTCCCACCTGTAGCAAACATCCCAATATGTCCACCCATTGCATACATTCCGATGTGTCCACCAGTAGCATGTTCACCACCAATAAATCTATTAATAGTATTTTTAATAAAATTCCAAGTTGTTTCTATATATCTTGGAATACTATTAATTGCTCCAGTAGCACTATTTGCTTTATGTGTAATATTGTCATTGGCTTCTAATTGTTTTGTAGGTGTAGGTGTAGCATTGAATCTATCTAATGAACCTTTGGCAGTATCTGTGAATGGTGTAGCATTCCCTTGTGCCATGATACTCTTAGTTGCTGGATTTGTTGCTCCAAAAACATTTAATGTATCAGTAGCTGTTTGAGTAAACGGTGTAGCGTTCCCTTGTGCCATAATGCTTTTAGTTTCTGGAGTAGTGCCATTGAATGTATCTAATTTTCCTTGTGCATCTGAAATAGGTTGACTAGCATTATCATTTGCTTTTAGATTTTTTTCATTAACTGGCTGTGCATTATAATCTAGAATCTTTTTAAATACATTATCTATACTGTTACTTCCCTCATCTCTTAACATAATTGATTTAGGTGGTAAACTAGCATTTTTGAATGTATCTATTTTTCCGTTGATATTATCCAATGGTAGACTTGCTTTATCGACAATTTCTACATTTTTAGGTTTAATACCTTTACTGTCCAACCATTCTAAGTCTTCTTTAGTCATCTTAATAGTACGACCTTGACTTTCTGCAATAGTTATTGCTTTCATAATATCTGGCAATGCTAATGCTCTTTCATAATCGTTTTTAAAATTAAATACAAGATCATGACCTTCATATTTAATTCCTATTGATTTAATATCAGAGTGACTAGTCCAGTTATTTAAAATACTGTTAACTTCCTGAATTTTTGATTCAATTGAACCTAAATTATTAATATATTCTTCTTTAGTATCTGTAATTAAACCAATTTGTTTTAATGCTGCAATTTTAGCAGCTAAGGCTGTTTCTTCCATTCCTTGCTGTAAAATTTTCTGTGCTTCTTTACTTTCAGTTGCAGCTTCTGTAGCACTCTTACCTAATCTCTTGTAGAGATTCTCTATTTCATTCATCTCTTGAGTTGTTAAACTTCTATGGTCTTTTGCAGCGTTAGATAAAATTTCTTTGATTTTCCCTTGTGCTTCTCTTACAGAATTCACTGAATCATCAAAGGTTTGTTTAATAAATTCAGATTGTTTTTTATATTCTGCTTCTTCAATTAATCCAGCAGCTTTTAAATCATTTAACCTATCATTTTCTGCTTTTCTACGTTTTTCAATACCTTCTACAGTAGATAATGCTAAGTCATTAATAGTCTTAATCTGTGCCATTGCATATTCTGATGTAATGTTTTTATTCTCTAAATAGCTTGATTGAATACTTGATAATGAATTACCTAGCATAATTCCATAGTTTCTAAACTTACCTTCGATTTCATTTACATCTTCATCACTTAAAGATAGATTCTCTTTTAGTTTCTTTCTGATTTCTCCATCAGATGAATACCAACTACCTTCTTTAAAATTCTTATCAAGACTTTCCATGATTGAGGTGTTAGCTTTTTTAATCTTTTCAGTTTCCTCTACTATGGCTTTACTATTACTTTGAACATCACCTTTTAATCTATCGATTGCACTTCCAGATTGTGTTGCACCTTTAATCACTTGATCATACCATTCTTTGTATTTTCCGTTAGTTTGTTCAACGGATGCCTCATGATTTCTACTGTCTTTTGTCATTTCACGATATATTCCATATCCTAATCCGACAAAAGCAGCTCCAATTAATGCAGCTCCTGCAACATATGGATTAGTTAACATAGAAGCCATGCTCCCAGTAGTTGCAGCCTTAGTTCCTACTCCAGCAATTTCAGTACCTAATTTCGCAACATCAGCCACTGCTTTACCAGTTCTGATTTTACCTAACCATTGAATCAGAGTACCTAGACTCTTAATTCCTCCACCTATTCCAGTTGTTAATCTTCCTAGAACAGATAAGAATGGCCCCATACCTAACACTGCTAATTGTACAGCAGGCGGTAATTTACTAAACCATAACATCATGTCACCTAATGTTTTTACTAGTGGTTTAGAGTGTTGTAACACTTCTGCCAATCTCGGTAATAATTGTGCTCCCATTTCAATGGCCATTTTTTGAATTTCATTCTTAGCCATTTGAATTTTACTAGCACTTGTTTGGTATCTGATGCTTGCTTCTTTAGTTAAGGCTGTATTTTCTTTCCAACCTTTATTTGCAATTTCTAAGGCTTTACCTAATCCACTATCACCATCTAATGCTCCAGAAAGTCTCTTCATGGCATCAGCTTCACGAATACCTGTTACGCCTAATGATGCCAGTACATCGTTAACATTACCTCCACTTTCTTTTACATTCTTTAGACCTTTAAGAACTAATCCAAGTGCCTCTACAGGTCGATTATTAAATGCATTAGCAAATTCACTAGCACTAACTCCAGCGGCTTTTGCAAACTTACCTAAGTTTTCTCCACCTGACATTACTGCGTTTTGCATTTTTGTCATAACCTGTGTCATTGCACTACCACCAGCTTCTGCCTCAATACCAACGGTACTCATTGCAGCCGCTAATCCTAATACATCAGCCTCTGACATATTAGTTTGTTTACCCATTCCAGAAAGTCGTTGTGACATTTCTACAATAGATTTTTCATTTGTGGCAAAGTTGTTTCCTAATTCTACTAATGTAGAACCTAGATTCCTAATACTGCTTTGACTTGTTCCCATTACAGCCATGAATTGTGCTAAACTTGCTGCACCTTCTTCACTACTTAAGTTAGTAGTAGCTCCTAAATCTGCAATAGTCTTTGTGAAGTCAACTATATTTTCAGTTTTAATACCTAACTGCCCAGCTACTTCACCAATTCTAGCTAATTCATTTGCACTAACAGGGATCTCTGTAGAAAGATTTAAGAAACTCTGTCTAATCTTATCTAATTGTTGTGGTGTTGCATCTACAGTTTTAACTACTCCAGCAAAATCACTTTCGAAATTGATTGCACTTCTAGCAGCTAATAACATTCCAGATGATATTCCAGCTGTAGCTCTTGTTAAACCGTCACCAACTCCCGACATCTTCTGTCCTAAAACTTGTGCTCTAGTACCAACATCATTGAATCTTTGAGCAGTATCTGCTAACCTACCACCACTATTTCTAAATGCAGTATGAGTTTTCTCAACTGCATCTCTTAATTTAAAATAGCTTGTTTCAGCGTTCGCTATTTTAGTTGGTAATGCTCCTAATTCTTTCTGTTGAGTACTTAGCGTACTATTTAGGCCTTTAATTTGTGTTTCAAGGCTTTTAACTTCCTGTTCAGTCTTCTTATATGCTTTGCTTGTATTTGCTACTGTTTCTTTATATTTCTGAACAGCAGCACTACTCTTACCATAAGTGCTTTCTAAGTGTTTTAAATGCTCTTTTTGACTTTGTAACAACGTTCCATTTGTCTTTAAAACTGATTGTTTTTGCCTGAAAGCATTTGATAACTTTTCAATCTCTTTTGGTATCTCGCTAGTTGATTTTTTTAAAGCATCATATTTATCTTTTAAATTATTAACATTACTTGCTGATTGCTTCATTTGAGTAGTTAGTCCACTCATCTTTACCTTGTAGATATCGTACGCTTTCGCACCACTACCTAATGAAGCTATATTTCTTCTAGCTTCTACTTGAAGTTGTCGTAAGGCATTTTCACCTTGCTTGATAGCAGAGGTAAAAGACCCTACACCTTCTGCAGTCAGTATGACACCGACTTTATCCATGTAATTTGCCATTTTTACCTCCTACAGTACATTACTTATGTTAGTAACTCGCATGCCTTCTTCTTCAGAATCATCTATTGTATAATTTTCTTTAATATATCTATTTATCATGTAAATAATATAGTCGAATGAATAATCATACATAAATTCATCCTTAGTCATGTTGAACCAAGTTCTACACTTATAAAATAAATCATCCCAATCTATTATTTCTTGTGTCTCTTCTTGGCTTTCTTCGGATTCCTGCTCACTACTTTTGGTTGTGTAGGAACTAGGTCTTCTACCTGTTCTTCTAAAAAACTCTTTCCCATTTCGCTATCATCAGTAATTCCTAACATTTGAAGTAATGTTGCTGTTTGGTCTCCATACATAGCTTCTTGATATTTTATAAGAAATACTTCCAAGTCTGTATCAGTGACATTTTCTAAAACTTCCTCAAGTGTTGTTTTTAACTTATTAGCTTTCAAAATTGATACTAAAAACTTAGCAATTGCTATATTTTTTTCTTTAGTAATAACCTCTACCCAATCACCTTGTTTAATGCCAAAGTCTGCTTCTAAATGTAACCAGACTGCTAAATTACATCTTAATTCAACTTCATACCCAAGAACATCTGTTTTAAAAGTCTCTATATTTTTTTTAAAAATACTCATTTAATACCTCCAAAAAAGAGCCAACTTATGTCGGCTCTTTAATCTTATTTATTATCCTCTAGGGACTACTGTAGAATCTGTTTGACCTTCTTTAATGCAAGCTTTTAAAGTTGCTGCATCATAGAAACCATTTAATAATAATTTCTCACGATCATATAAATTAGTTGTACGTAAGTCAATTTTAGCGTACACAGATTTATTATCACTGCCAATTACTGGGAATGCTTCAATAGTAACCTGTGAAATATTTTCTTTTTTCTCATCAGTTTCTGTCTCTGCATTAAAGTCTGGATTTTTTAGTTGGCAAACAGGGAAGTTGTAGATAATTTCATTTCCGTTTTCGTCTGTAACAGGGAACGACCATCTAAACTGTTTATATTTAGGGCTGTCTCCTTGAACGAATACACCATTAGCTAGTTTAATCATTCCACTCATTTCTTCTACAAAACCTTCTGGGAAGAATCCAATATCTACTGTCATCTCAACACTTGAGAATTTAACAATATCACGAACTTTAATATTTGATAGATATACTGATTTCTCCTTCTTTTGTCCTTTAAAAGCTACTTTATCGATTGCCGCCACTTCATATGTTTTATCCTCATACGTTAATCCACTTTCACTAGTTGCTTCTGTTTTTACTTTTTGTAAATATCCAGCACCAATACCTGTTAGTAATGCTCCGTCTACTCTCTCTTTAGTTACTGTCATTTCAGTTCCTCCTATTTATTTAATAATTTATCTTTAACTTTCTTAGGAGCAATAAGAGAAATTTTAGGTAATGGATCAGTATTTGGAATCTCATTAGTTCCTGCTAACTTTACACCAGCTTTAATATTTATATTAGCTCCTGGTGGATTTATCACTATAGGTATAATCATGGCTTGTATAAATATGAAAAAAGAAAGAGATGCAAAGAAAAAGAAGGTGACTAAAAAATGAGTATAGGTGGATTATTTAGTATAATTGTTACTTCGATATTTATAAATAACATAATATTTGCTAAGTTCTTAGGTTGTTGTCCATTTATGGGAGTTTCTAAAAAAGTTGACTCATCATTAGGTATGGGTATGGCTGTTACTTTCGTTATCACAATAGCTTCAGGAGTAACTTGGTTAGCTTACAGATTGGTATTAGAACCTCTTGGTTTAGGATATCTACAAACAATAGCTTTTATATTAATAATAGCTTCTCTTGTACAATTCGTTGAAATGGCAATTAAAAAGACATCACCAAGCTT